ATGTTACCCCGAAACCATACTGAAGCGCAGGTGCCAGAAATAACATCCCTGCGTTACAAAATTACGCAATTAAATCAGCAAATCGAAGTATTGCAAAACTGCTTGGACAGTGCAACAAGAAAGCTGGCTGCCAAGCAGGCGGAGATAGAGGAGCTGCGATCGCACCTTTATCCGAGATCTGGGGACGCGGCATAGTGGGTAGGAGAGCGGATTTCGATACCAAGTACTACCGCGATCGCACCCGCGAACTTTATCAGCAGCGCCTTTCCCAATCAAAAATTGCTGCTCGACTTGGGATTAGCAAGACAGCTGTATACCAATATCTTCAAGGGATTAAAAGATGCGATTGTTTGAGTCGAAAGCCATAAATCATCATTGTGGCCTCTGTCCAAAACGCTTTTACGCTCCGGCTGGATTGTTTTCCGAATCAGACTTGCGATCGCTGGATGCTAAGTGTCTCGGCGAGTGGATTATCTCCCCCGACGGTTCTTTCGCCTATCGCGTGGTGTCAGGTCCACTGTGCCGGTTGCACTGGGAGGAAGGGAAGGCAACGCCCAGTTGCTTTGAGTCCGGCTGGATTCAAGACGAGCAAGGGAGGTGGCGCAAACGGTCTAGTAACTATTTAAGTTATGCCATTGCGGGAGGTGGTTTTTTGACTGTGCGTTGGGAGCCGGTTGGAACAGAAGTTTTAGTTCAAGCTGCTTGAGGAAGATTTGTTGTGGAAGATTTGGTTTTGGTTTTAGGTTCTGTTTTCGCCTCGATTATTGCTTGCCAAATTTTGTACTTGGCATTAGCCCTTACCAGGAAAAAACTGTGGTAGCCACCAAACCGTTTTTAGCTTTTTTCTGCGAGGAAGTACAAAGAGCTTACCTCCGACACTCACCCGGACTAGTACGCAGTACCTCAGCTCATTTAGATCAAAGTGAGCATTCCTTAATATTTCATTTTGAAATCGCCCATCCCAGAGACGTGGACCAGATTGATATTCGATTCATTGGTCGTGACGTGACTATTGATTATCTCCCCGGCACTTCCTGTATTCCTTTCTGCTTGAAAGATAGCCACAGCTTAAGGTGGATCGCTCTAGATTTTTCCACCGCTTGCAACAAGCTGAGTGACTGGGATAAGCAGCAGGTAGTAAAGGCAACGACCGCGATCTACGAGTTAGCGCAGCAGTATCGAGAGGAATTGCGGTCGTTGCTGCTGGGCAAGAAGGCTTTAGCCAAGGAGGTGCGATCTTGAATTCGCCCAACTGGTCCGTTGACAAAGCACTTTCGCTGCCTCAGCGGCAAAGATCTAGACCCTTGACGCACAACGGTAAAACTCAAAATCTGAAAGCCTGGGCGCGGGAAATTGGTATCAGCCACACTACCTTGAGAGATCGCATCAATCGTTGGGGATTAGAAACGGCTTTATCTCTCCCAAAAGTTCAGCGAGTAGAGGATTCTGTTCTCGTACACTACAGACCGATCGCCTACAAAGGTAAAACGCAATCAATTTATGCTTGGACCAGAGAACTGGGCTTAGACTACGACATTGTGCGCTCTCGCCTCAGACATTGGTCACCCCAAAAAGTTTTCAACTCAATTTATGCACCTCCGCTAGCCCAAACTTCTGTTATCCCCAATTCCTCATTACCAGCTGGGGTTAAACGAGGTTACTACGTCCGCGACGTAGGCGAAGAATTAGGAGAGGTCTACCAACTCCGCATAAATCGCTGGACCCATTCTGGTGCAATCAATTTATCTCATCTCCAATACTCGCGCACTTGGAGGACTCGACTACAAGCGATCGCCGATTTAGCAAAAAGCACTTGTGTGGAGGTAGCAGCGTGAACGACAAATCCTTAAAACTCCTCATTTCTCTCGGTTCTTGGAGAATTTATTGGCACAAATTAGAGCGACCGCGATTGTCTATTGCCCATAAATACTGGGGATATCGAGTTGGTTTAAAAAGTTTCATTAAGCAGCGATTCGGTTGAGGAAAACCCAAACAAGTTCATGGCAAAAAATATGCTGAAAATTGAAGAAATTGCACAAGTAGCACACGAAACCAATCGAATTTACTGCCAAATTTTAGGCGACTACTCTCAACCACCTTGGGAAGAAGCCCCAGACTGGCAAAAGGAAAGCGCGATCGCAGGAATTCAGGCTTATAGAGATGACCCATCCATCACTCCTGAACAATCCCACGAAAACTGGATGGCGTTGAAGCTTGAGGATGGCTGGGTTTACGGAGAAACAAAAAATCCAGACACGAAAGAACACCCCTGCATGGTGCCTTACTCGGAACTACCACCTGAGCAGAAGATTAAAGATTTGTTGTTCTTGTCTGTAGTTAAAGCACTCTTGTTAGAAGAAAACGCCCCCACAGTTTGACGACTGCTGGGGGCACAGTTCAAAAACCATCCAGATCATGCAACAAAACTTAGCTATTGGAAATAGTACAAGCGATCGCTCTAGCTTGATTACAAATTACTCTAGTACCCCAGGATATTCCTACGCCGATTTCTTGGACGCGATCGTGCGCGATCGACGTTCTTCAAATGCTTCTATTAGCTCAAAAAATGGCATCTTTAGGTCAGCGGCAATCTTACGTAAAGTATCGAGAGTTGGAGACATCCCGCCATTGAACCACTTAGACCAAACAGAAGGGTCTATCTCGGTTTCACGACAAAGTTTTGAATACGATAATTTCAAAAACTCGTCTTTTGACATAGTTGACGAGATCGTACTGATACCCATATACTTTTCACATCTATTGATGTATAATTCAATAGTATATCTATCGAATAAGTTTAGCAATACTTGGAGGGACTCGCAACCTTCTGCGTATAGCAATATTCGACTATTTGACAGTTCTTCCCAGCCTGCTCGCATCAGGCTAGGGAACGGTTACGCTATCCATCTCAAACCAAAGCGCAACATTACTTATGAATATATCACGTCGGGGAAGCGATCGCTACCCCCTAGCAACTGCATTGTCCTGTTTAGACGAGGAGGTGCAGTGAAATGACCGCAGTAGCCAAAGAACTACCTCAAGTAAAATTACCTGTCTTCTGCCACTCGGTCATCGATGACCTGCCAATGTCCTTGGAAGCATTTAGAGTGTACAGTCACTTAGCTCGTAAGTGGGGCAACGGAAAGACAGGGGCATTAGGGTCTTATGCAGACATGGCTGAACATTGCTTCCGTAGCTCGTACCCTAAAGCAACGAGAGCTACCCTCAGACGTAAAGCGATCGCAGCTGTAGCAGAACTAGAAGAACTGAATCTTCTACACAAAAAAACTCGTGAAGGTGAAGACAAAAGATGCCTTGCTAACGCCTACATTCTTCACGATATAAGCGTGGTAGTGTCAACGCACCAGGGGGAGTGTCAATACACTAGGGTAGTGTCAATACACCGGGGTAGTGCGATCGCACCCCAAGAAGATACTAATAACGAAGTTACTACTTCCGAAGATACTCTCCCCCTTAACCCCCTCACGGGGGAAGAGAGCGAGTGCGAAGAAAAACCAGAACTAGAAGAAACCGGAACGCACACCCAACCACCCGCTTCGTTGCCAGATAAAACCAAACCACTCGACCAACGAACAGAAACGGTTGAGGACAAATCTTCCGCCGCCGCACCGAATATTACAGAAAACTCTAGTACCCCACCCCCAAGTGACCCATTTTTCAAGCGTCGCCGAAAACCTAACGAAAATTACCAGGGACCACCACCGCTGGAAAAGTGGGAGATAGTACCAGGTGAACCCTATCCTTACTTCTGGCAATGGCGAGCTAATCAATACAAGCAAGAGGGTGGCAAGTGGGCAGCGAATGCCAAATCCAATGCTTATTCAGAGTTCTACAACAATCGCGATCGCGCCCGGGTGCTATGGCTGGAGTTTTTAGAGTATTACAACATCACTGTTGATAGCGCTTTAGCAATTCAGTCTGCTGGCATGACCCCAACTCTGCCCTCATGTTTTTCCAATGCAGAGGAGGTCACGGAAGAGAAGGTCGCCGCTAAGGTGCAAGCCCTTGGTAGTAACGTACTGGTTGCTTTACCGCAAGCTACAGCAACTCCCAGTTGTAACCAATCGACAGCTTGGCTACAGCCCGAAACCATGCAACCTGCTCGCCACCTCAATCCAGCGATCGCTCAGAACAAAGCGCCAGAGGGTGCGGAGGATTACGACGCTTACACAGTGAAGGCGCAGGAACATATTGCGCTAGAGGCAGCAAATCAGAACTACGAACAGATATGCCGCATGGTTGGGGAAAAAATGTCGATGCGTTCATACGCTCGTCCTCCTCAGCTTGAACAAGAAATGACGCGGAGACGGGGAGACGCGGGGACGCGGGGAGTGAGTGAGGCGCAATGCGCCTCACAGGACAAAGCTTCTATTGAGCAATCTTTATCTGCAATGTCTCCGCGTCACCACGTCACCGCGTCACCGCGTCCTCTTCAACAGCCAATTTCATCAATTGAAAGATATCGCGGCTGGTTGCAAAGTTCAGAACCAGCATTGGTCAAGGAAGCCCGTAAGTGGGCGCAAAAGAACGCTCTTAAGTTGGATATTGTCTACGACGAACAGGGAATAATTATCGATTTTGAGGAAGGCTTCTGATGAGCATCGACTTTGTTGAAACCGGATTACACGACTTGGATGTTGTTCTTGGTGGTTTAGAGCGAGGTCAATTGACTGTCTTGGCAGGAAGACCCTCAATGGCGAAAAGTCAATTGGCGGTATTCATCGCCAATCAAGCAGCCGCAAACAATGGGGAGTCTGTAACTTTCTTCACGCTTGAGTCAAGCAAGGAAAGGCTAACTCTTAAATTCTTAGCATTAAATAGCGGCATTGATTCCTCCCTGCTTTTGAGAAGAAAGATCGATCAATCTGATTCAGAAAAACTTTCAAAGGCACGCAAGAAAATAAGTGCGGCTAACTTGTTTATTCAAGATGAACCACGCCTTACTCTCGATTTAATAGCATCCAACCTCAACAATCTTCAGAAGGAACGTGGTGAGATTAGTCTGATTATATTGGACTATCTACAACTTCTAAATTTAACTCCACTCGATACATACAGACAAAACTTAGAGCGTTTTCTTGTTGAGTGTAAAGCTTTAGCTCGTCAATATAATGCAGCCTTTCTAGTCCTGGCTCAGGTAACTCGCGCTCCTCAAAGTAGGGTTAACAAACGACCCTTGATTTCAGATATTCGCGAAAGTGGTGCAATTGAAGAAGTAGCCGATCAAGTTTGGATGCTCTACCGCGACCAATACTACTACCCTAATTCGCCCGATCACAACACCATTGAACTTATTGTCGGAAAAAACCGGATGGGGTTGGTAGGTACGTTCAAGTTTTTCTTTGACCCAACGACATCGAACTTTACCAATCTCCCTAGATCATCATCTGACTCTGTGCAAACGCCAGATTCGCTCTAATGCAGACATCACCACGTTCTCGTGAACCCCTAGATAAGTGGCAATTTTTAGCAGCGATCGCCAACTCCCCTCGCATTCAGAAAAGCTGGGAATACGAAGCGCGAGATATCAAAACCTACTATTCAGACCTTTATAGCTTAGGAAATTACGACTACCTCTCCATCAACGCTTGCCGCGCCATCAGGTTTGCAATTACTTTCATGAACCATTTCGGCGCACTCTCCCACGAGCACCAAAAACAGATCTTGCAGATTCTTAGAGATGTTGATCGGGACTTTTAGCCATGCTTAAATCCATTCCCTATTATTCTCCACCTCGACCAGGAGACATTGTACTAATCGCCGCCACTCCCTTTGTTGACTGGCTGCGAGAAATTGATTTCGCTAGGGACCCGGAATTTTTTAAGTTCTACCGCTACGACCTACTACCTGCCCGAAGCGATCACCTCGACCGCTGGCTGTGGGCGAAAAGCAGAGTAGTCCAAATCGAGGGGTGCGTGGCACGACTGCGATCGCCAACCTTGGGAGAAGCCAACATCCCCATCCACTGCCTGAGAGTGCTAGAAAGTACTGCCCTCGCTACATCGGAAGGAAAAAAACATGCCAAAACGCAAACGAACAGATAGCACGTTAGACAACGACCTTCGCGCCGAAGCAGCTAGCAAGTTCCAGGCAGGCGATCGCGTTCTTTATAAACTGACGCAGCAAGAAGGCTTCTTTTTGGAAAAAGCAGACTTCGCTGTTCTGGAATGCTGGGTGCAATTTGACGACGAGCTGACTCCTAAACCTATATCGCCTCTGAACCTGGAGCTTTTACCGGAAGTAACATGGGTGGAAACCAATGTCTTACATCTGGCGGTAGGCGATCGCATCTCTGTCGCGGCTTGGGGGCATCAGCAGGGAGATGTGGTGAGTGTAGAGCCGTTGGTAGTGCGGTTTGAGGGTAGAGATTGCGATTCAAAGATTAGTCAGCGGGATATAGAGCAGGGACTGAAACGATTATGGATAGGCAACTACGAATGCTCGACTGCTATGCCGGAGTTGGTTCCTTCAGCTATGCAGCCTCGCTTGTTGGTGGAATTGCCACCACCCAACTCATCGAAATCGGCGAGTTCCAGCAATCAGTCTTGCGATCGCGCTTTCCAGGAGTTCCCCTCCACGATGACATCCGCACCTTCAACCCATCAGGGCAACAATGGGATTTATTCTGCGCTGGAGTCCCCTGTCCTCCTTTCTCCAGAGAGGGTCGTCGAGGAGCAACCAGTGACCAGCGCAACTTGTTCCCCGACACCATCCGACTCATCAAACAATGCAGCCCTAAATGGGTCATCATCGAAAATGTTGTCGGACTGCTCGACGCTCCCCTGTTCCCCGGAGAGCCAGCAGGAACTTTCTTTAGACACTTACTTCGGTCCTTATCCAGCTGCGGGTACGTGGGCGAATGGCTCGTTCTCTCCGCAGCCTGCTTTGGATTGCCACACAGTCGTCAAAGGGTCTTTGTCGTTGCCTACCCCGACAGCTTTAAGTTCAAAGAACAGCCGACCCCCTGGACAGAACAAATTAGAGGCGAAGTTGAAGAGTTTAGGGCTAATAGCCCCTGGCAAAACAGTCAATCCCGAATTTCTGGAAATGATGCAGGGATTTCCCAGGGGCTGGACAGCAGTTGCTTTAACGGGGGAAATCCCTGCACAGCACTGCCTTACGGATGCCCAACTTCCACTCCTGGAAGAAGTAGTATCACTCGTAGAAGAAGAGAAGTCCTTGGAAATACTATCGCTCTCCCCGTTGCAATCGCTGTCCTTAGAAGAGTTCTCTACCTCAATCAACTTACAGAATGAGGAGCTTACCTCGCAGGACTTGGAGTATGGGAAGATGGTTGAAATAGTTCCCGCCGAAAGTTTGGCGACTGGTGGCGGGGAGGAGAATAAATTACTTAGCGACTCCACTATGGATAGTACCATAGGCGGCACAGCTGTTGCTGCCGAAAAGTCTATTACTGCTCTTTCTTTAAATGAAATAGCCACTGACGGCGGTACTCAGTCACGCCTCAAGCTGAATCATGTAACTATTGAGGATTACGCCGAAGCGATGCAGGCGGGTGTAGAGTTTCCGCCCATAACCGTGTTCTATGACGGTAAGATCTACTGGCTAGCTGACGGTTTTCATCGAGTAGCAGCAGCGAGAAAAGCTTTTGTTGAAGATATTGCTTGTGAGGTACGGCAAGGCACTCGGCGCGATGCTGTGCTGTATTCGGTTGGTGCTAATGCTGCTCACGGTCTACCTCGCAGTCGGGAAGATAAGAAGTGCGCTGTCATGACCCTGCTGCATGATGAGGAGTGGAGTAAGTGGAGCGATCGCGAGATTGCTCGTCAATGCCACGTCGATCATAAGTATGTTGGTAAGTTGCGTAAAGAGGTCAATGGGGATATCCCCATTGAGAATCGCACCTTCGTTTCCAAACATGGCACGATTGCCACAAGGAGAGTAGAAAATAAAAAATCAACAGATGACTTTCCAGAAGGCACATCCGTCTTACTCAAACCTTCACACCATCTGAACGGGCATAATGGTACGATTACTTCCCGTCCAAACGCGGAGACAGCGATCGTGAAGATAGAGGAGACGGGAGAGCGGGAAATTGTATCGCTACATCACTTGCAACCAGTTATTGAAGAGGACGCCCAGACGGGGAGGCAGGGAGACGCGGTGACATTGCAGATGGTGAATGGGGCGGCAATGCAAGAGTCGTGCAATCTAGCAGTATTAGCGACTGAAATTACAATTGGCGCAATCAGTAGTGCTAGCTTGCTATCAGATGCTCAAGTCAAATCAATTTTTGAGGCATATAAACACAGGTTTGAGCAGCTGGGACTCCTAGGATAGGAACAAATTGGGGTTTCATCAAAGTTGTGACAACTCCACTCACTAATTGCTTGCAATTAGCGGCGGCTTCTCAAACTCACGAATGAGACTTGCTGCCTCACAGGCTGAGTAACCTCTAAGCCTCCGCAGCCAGGAATCGGTAGTCCCACCGACCCACGTTTTAACAGATTCAGCGCCGCATTCCAATCTCTGTCTATCACTAACTTACAGCTAGGACAATCATGAACCCGAACGCTCAAACCTTTTTCAACTCGCGTACCACAACTAAAACACTCAATGCTACTTCTTCTAGGGTCAACTCCTTTTGTCCGCTTGCCGCATTTGACTGCCACTGCTTGCAAAATCTCAAGGAATCCACCCCAAGCAACATCGAGTATTGATTTAGCTAATCGAGTTCTAGCCAAACCTTTGATGTTTAAGCTCTCAAAAACAATTAAGTCATAGGAATTAACCAACCAATGAGCAACTTGATAATGAAACTCTTTTCTCTGTCTTGCAACGTGCAAATGAAGTCTTGCAACCTTGTTGGCTTGCTTTTGGTAGTTCTTAGACCCTTTGATAGACCTTGCAAGTTTACGTTGTTGACGGGCTAAAGTTGCGTGTGTTGTCCGATAGTAATGTGGTACTTCAACACTTTGTCCATCAGCAGTAGTTAAAAACTTCTCTAACCCAACATCTATGCCAGTAGCTGTTTTAATTTCATCAATAGGCAATGCAGTGGGAACAGTCTTATCTTCCAGCGAAAAGCTTACATACCATCCGTCAGCTTTGCGTAAAATCGTTGCTTGTTTAATCTCAAATCTCTCTGGAATTGGGCGGTGCAGAATAATTTCAACTTTGCCAATTTTAGATAACTTCAGAACATTTCCTGATAGGTCTGCGCCTGCTTTTGAGGAATTAACACGCGGAAACGTAAAAGAACAGATATCGCCGCGCTTCTTAAAACGTGGTCGTCCTCCCCGCTTACCGTTCTTGTCTGGAATCAACCAGCGCTTCCAGCATGAGTCCAACCGCATCAAGTTCTGTTGCTGGCAGTCAGCGTAGATGTCCTTGTACTCAGGAAACAGTTCTTTGGTTTGTTTTAGTTGTGATGCTTGAGTGTAGTAATCAACTTTTTCTGGGATCTCACCAATTGGTTCAGAAACGAGACTACAACGATCTATTTGACACGCCCGTCGATTCAACCAATCAAGTCTTTGACCGAGTGCGTAGTTGTAGTGACGACGCAGCAATTCGCCCCAAGTCTCCATCGTGGCGACCTGTTCAGGTGTAGGGCAAAGACGGTACTGGTACGTAAGCAACATTTATTAATTGTAGCATATTTAGCTTATGAAATACCTAAAAAACTGTATGTTCGCATTCCCCTCACCGCCAACACTTGTATGGCGGGAGTACCCTGCGGAGGTCTAGATGGATTTAGAACAACTCAAGCTTATTCAGAAGCGCAACGAAGAGCGGAAGAAACTAAAATCTGAAGCCAGCCCTGGTCCTTGGAGATGGTCTTATAGCTACGACATGTGGAATTCTGTTCATTGGTGTTTGGAGAATCCAGAGAGTCCAGATAACGGCGTAGGAGATGGAATACACAGAACAATTAATTCTCACCTAGTTACTTTATCGAGTGTATTTGATACAAAATTGGACGACAGTGCCCCTGCAATTCCTTTAGATGAAACCCCAGACTTTCGCTTAATAATTGCTGCCCGAAACGATACTCCGGAAGAGGATATTGATGTGTTGATTGGCTATTTAGATCAGTTGCAGGAAGAGCTGAAAGATCGGGAAAGAGATTTAGAGTTTGAATATAACGAGCGCGTTGCAGCAGAGAAAGAACTAGAGCGATTCAAACAAAAATATGGGGATTAAGGGGTCAACTTTTTAGCTCAAAAAGGGGTACAAAAAATTTGAGGTGTCTCGAAAATTTCCATCAACTTGTTTCTGCCTGGAAAAAAAGGGTATGAACTACCGCCTATGAAACTACTAATGCTCGATTTAGACGGCACAGTTCGTCGCTGTAAGTCAGATCCCAAAGGATTTATCAACGAAGCAACTGACCAAGAGTTGATTGAAGGGGCAGCAGAGGCAGTTGCCCGTTATGCAGCCGATGGATGGAAAATCATTGGCATTACAAACCAGGGAGGAGTAGCAGCTGGTCATAAATCAATGGAAGCTGCAATTGCAGAGCAAAATTACACCTTACAACTATGCTCCGAACTAGCGGCTATCATCTTCTGCCCCGATTTTGAGGGAGAAACCAGAGTTGATCTCATTCGTCCAGGAGTGCTAGCAATAAATCCTAGTTTCAACCCCAACCAGACCCATGAGTCTTTGAAGGGAACTTACAGAAAACCTAACCCTGGCATGCTTTTGTGGACTATGGCTTGGTTGGGAGTAGATAAAGCTGACACCCTTTATGTTGGCGATCGCCTTGAAGATGAACAAGCAGCGGCGGCGGCAGAAGTTGAATTTCTGTGGGCACAAGAGTGGAGGAAATTGAGTTAAGGAGCGATCGCCGATGGATGCAGATCGAGAATTAGTCAAGCTTGGCAGCGTAGTGCAAATTTCCCCAGAAACTAAGTCCGCTTTTGCTGGCTGCTTCTTACTGGTCACGGAACTTAAAGCATGGGGCGTTCAAGGCTTTATTGCTATGCCAAAGGGTATGGGTTCTATGCCGGGTCAAGCTTACTATCGCGCTAAGTGGGAGGAGATTGAGTACATCGGTCAAGCTGTTTGGGTTCCACAAGACCTCTACGAAGAGAGCGATCGCCTATGAAGTGCCTTTGGTGTGGTGAAGCAGTAGAATCAATAGACAATCGCGTTCTCCCAGGTCTTCAGCCAATGCATCTGGAGTGTTCTGTCCGTTGTCTAGTTGGATCGGTTGCACACCAAAAAAGGGAATGCTCTTGCTTCGGTGGGACTGGGGAGGATGCACCTAATCTCAGTTCCCGTCAAGCGGCGCTAGCTGTCTATCAATATGCTAGTGCTGCTAATTTTGCAGCAAGTGTCAATAGAGAGGGGAGCGATCGCCCATGAATATCCTGCATCAAAAATGGTTTGTAGTCGATCAGCCCTGGGGTGAAGGCGATTGGATTAGGGCTGGCGCTCCTGATGCTGCTGGCGAATTTGTTTGCGATTGTCAGGGACTAATAGATGAGTGCGATCTTAATAGGTCAGAGTCAGCTCAAGAAATTGCAGAGTATATTGTCAATCTTCATAACTCACGCTTGAAGGGTAATGAATAACTCGCTAGCAGCTGCCCTCATTTCCCCCCTACTCCTGGTTTTCCCAGCGATCGCCCAGAACACCCTATCCACAGTTGTTTCAGTTGGTGACGGCGATACCCTGCGCCTGGACGACCAGGGCAAGGTAATCACCGTTCGACTAGGCTGCATAGATGCCCCAGAAATAGCCCAGAAGCCTTGGGGTCAGCAATCGGCTACCCGTCTCAAGCAGCTGCTACCTCCAGGGACTGCTGTGCGCGTTCGGGAAATTGAGCGCGATCGCTACGGCAGGACGGTGGCAGAAATCTATCTGGGCAGCCAGTCAATCAATTTGCAGCTAATCACAGAAGGGCAAGCAGTTGTCTACCGCCAGTATCTATCTGGCTGTACTGCCAACCAGTTCCTGCAAGCCGAGGCACAGGCAAAGCAGAAAAGGTTGGGGTTCTGGAACCAGCCCTCCCCAGTTATGCCTTGGGATTTCCGTCGCACTGGTTCACCTCCACAGGAGACACCGCGAACCAATCAACTACCTGCCTGCGTCAATAGCGATTGCAATTGCAGTGACTTCAAAACCCAAGCTGAAGCACAGCGAGTTTTGGCAGCGTTTCCAGGCGATCCACACAAGTTGGATAGGGATGGCGATGGGGTTGCCTGCGAGAGTTTGCGTTAACTTTGTTTAGCCTCGGCTCTCCAAATATAAAGAGAATCCATTAGTTTGATAAAGTTTGCATAAAGTAGGTGACAAAGTAGGTGACAAAGGTTATCTTAGATACATGGAGGAAGCGGCACAAGAGTTGAACCCCAGCCGCAAACAAACAAATGTTATTTAAAACAGAACAAGTACAAGATCGTAGATACGGAATTTGCTTCATCACATTGCCAAAAAATGAGAGCATTGTCAGTTTCAATATCTGGGATACTGATTCCGATCTGCCTTGCATTGGAATGGCAGGGCAATTAGTGACAGACCAGCATACTTACGATCTGACAGGATACAGAGATGTGGGCACCCACACAGGGCATCCACCTAAGTTAAGTGTAGTCAAATCCCGTGTTGGGGATTTAGAGTACTTCAACCTTCTCACCCAACAGTGGCAAGACGCACTCCCCGATCCACTACCACCGCTAGAGACTGTTATCGGATTCCAGGATGGGCTACTAAAACCCGGTGTAACATGGAGCCATTTCGCTCCCTTTGATGGAGAGTACGTTGTCCGCGACGAGCCGGACAACGGGGAAACATTCTGGTACTGGGACTGCCCATCGCGGCATGGGGAATCCCGACCCAAGGAGGTGATTGCTGTCCCAAAGATTGTTGCCGCGCCTGCGGCAAGCCCCTAGCGGCCCAAAACAAGAGCGGCTATTGTAAGGTACATCAAGATAAAGCGCCGCATCGTAAGAAGACTCGGCACAGAAATCGAACGAAAATGCGAGCATTGCCATTGACTACCGTAGGGGAGGCTGTCAATCGCCTTGATCGCGATAAAATGGAATAGTTTGCGAAAGTTTGCGATGAAAACCCTCGAATTCGCTCTTCACCCCAACTCCTCTCAACAAGCCAGCCTAAGCGGCTGGCTAGAGGCATTGCGATGGGTGTGGAACGAGGGCTTGAGGTTATGCCTAGAATTTGATCGCTACTCCGCTTGGGATAAGCAGAGTAAAACCTGGACTGCTTGCTGCCCTAGATTTGGTGACGAGAAGATCCGCTGGCTTAAAGAGGGTGACAATTGGATTGCCGCTCCCTATTCTCCCATCGCCACCCGACGCAATCCTACCCGATTCTTCTGTCCGCTGCCTCCTGCCAAAGAATACCGTCAGCCGCAGCTACCGAATATCAGCGAATTCAGTCTGGCATCAGCTTTCGCTCACAAACGCCATCCTGACAAGCCGTGGCTCAAAGCAATCCCCGCCAATTTTATTCGGGGCGTTACTCAGTCGCTCAATACTGCGTGGCAGCGATATAAGAAAGGCGAGCAGGGGGAACCGCGCTTCAAAGGTAGGGGCAACTCCCTGGAAACGTTGACAAACAACGACGCGAAGATTATCAAGCGGGATGGCGATCGCCTGAAGATTCCCAATCTGGGTTGGATTCGACTCAAGGAGTTGACCCAACGATGGGGAGAAACAGCAATTAGCAGTCTAAAAATTTGTCAGCGTCCCTCTGGGTGGTACGTGCAGTTAAGTGGGGAATTACCAGAAAAAAGTTTTCCTAATCCATCGCGACCTGTAGCGGGAGTCGCCTTGATTTGTAAGGGGGCGCATCACGCAACTCACTATAAGCGACAAACTATTCAGTATAGACCGCACCAATTAGAGAGAAAGCTGCACAGACTGGAGCGGCAGCTAGCTCAACAACCTAACGAAGGATCAGAACAGCTCCTTGAAGGATTAAAGGCAAAGATAAGTCGCGCTTATACGCTGATTCAGGCGAGAGTGCATAAGTTAGAAGCAAGGCTGCTGAGGCTTCAGCGCCAACTAGCGCGGCAGCAATTTCTATCAAGCAACTGGCAGCGAACCAAAAAAGAAATAGGCAAGCTGCACGAACAGATTCGCTTGCGTCGGCGTAACCTGAACCACAAACTATCGACTTTCCTGGTACGGCAGTACGACACCTTGGCAATTCAGAAAATTAAGCCGGGTCCTAAAAAGCGACCCCAACCCGTTCCTATCAACACCGACCCCCAGCAGTGGGCAGAGAATGGCGCACTTGAGCGCAGCCGCAAGAATCGATACATTGCTGACTTGGGGATAGGACAGTTTGTAAGTTTCGTCAAAAGCAAAGCAGAAAAAGCTGGTCGAAAAGTTGTAGAAGTCGCTACAGAAACGGGACTTTTCGGTCAGGAGTTGGCGAGAAAGCTTCAAACAGAGTACATCTCTGGGCGAAGGTACGATGAGTGTGAATCGGAACTGATGCCTGTGAAGGGGGGCGATTCGCCCTCGGTGCAGCAGGAACCTGGACAACCGGGACATGCCAACCCAGTTGGCACAACTCAATCCTCAACTCAAGGTGCAACAACCTCAGCTCAAACGATAGATAGGAGCTTGCAAGATTCTTCAGAATCTGAAGCGGGACAGGGCTTTCCACGTCCGCCGTGAAACTAGTCTTAGTTGATTGAGGGGAGTTGCACGAGCACGACGAATTTACCCCCGAGCAGATACTTCAGGTGAAACTAGTCTTAGTTGTTTGAGGTGAGTTGCACTGGTCTGACAATGATCAGAGATCGATCTGCTAGGTTGTGAAACTGGTCTTAGTTGTTTGAGGTGAGTTGCACAACAATGATGAACTGTACAGCTCTGGTCAAACAACGGTGAAACTAGTCTTAGTTGTTTGAGGGTTGCACTCCTTGGATGCTCGCTGAACAACTAGCAACTCCCGTCAAGTGAAAAGCCTTGGTTAGTTGAGGAGGCGTTGCACCCTAGAATATCTAAGCTTTGATTGCCTTGTTCACCCATGTGTGAAAAGCCCTTGATTAATTAAGGAAAGTTGCACTTCTGCATACCAGAATGAGGTTTTTGCTTTCGTTGAGTGAAACTAGTCTTAGTTGTTTGGGGAAAGTTGCACACAACTCGTAGGAGGCAGTATGACCCCTGAAGTAGAGTGAAACCAGTCTTAGTTGATTGAGGGGAGTTGCACTCAACGCCAGTGGTATTACAAGAACTGCTTGAGCAGGTGAAAACACCCTTGATTAGTTGAGGAAAGTTGCACAGATCAATAGCTGGCAAAGTGATCGCTCGGCTAGAGGTGAAAACACCCTTGATTCAGTTGAGGAAAGTTGCACGTAGTGGTTTGTAAGCCTTCTTCACGTTCTTACGCTTCGTGAAAACACCCTTGATTGGTTGAGGAAAGTTGCACAAAACTCGGAAGCCCAAGAGTTCCTGGCTGGGTGTTGTGAAAACACTCTTGTTGGTTGAGGTAAAGTTGCACATGGGCGTGGACCTGTTGAGTGAAACTAGTCTTAGTTGCCGTGAAGCGTCCTTTAGTGACTTGAGGTGAGTTGCACATCGCTTATCCATTGTATTCGCGGGAGCATGAGGCTGAAAACACTCTTGATTAGTTGAGGAAAGTTGCACTCTTCACGGTGAACGGTTGGCTGGTAATGATCGCATGTAACCTATGGGAACTAACTTCTACTTCAGAGGTCATCGCAATGATGACGACCCTAATTTTCACATTGGCAAAAGATCTGCGGCTGGATTGTATTGCTGGGACTGTAGAGTTACGCTGTGTCGGGAAGGGGAAAGTCAAGTTCACTACAGACCGACTTGGTACAGCACTTGTCCGCAATGTGGACAGAAGGCAGCAAAAGAGTCTTTAGAAGTATCTGCGGTAGGTAGAGAGTTAGGATTTAACAAATCTCAACCTCAAGCTAAAAAGGGTGTTAGAGGTTGTAGTTCATTTAGCTGGGCAATGGAGCCGGAAAGACTATTTCAAGCCAGCGTTTACCAACCAAAGCAAGTGTCACTACCATTTCTCTCTTGTGAAGCCGAATCACCCCAGTACACCGTTGAGGATGAGTACGGGGAACTTTATACTTTGATTGAGTTTAGGCAGATTCTGAATGAATGCCCTATTCACTTCACAAAGATGATAGGCGAATGGTTCTGCTAAGAAGCGATCGCCCCTAAAATAGAGAGGTCAACCACATCAAGCGGAGACACTCCCCCTGCGGGACGCTCAACCCCGACTCTTGGCGGAGATCGGGGCTTTCTGGGTACAAATTGGGTATAATACCCACCTCTCTAAGTAAAAAATGTTACTCCATAAGGCTTTGAGGGGAGTGAGCACCACAGTGGTTGTGTGGGGGTCAAGAGTGGTGCCAAAGCGCGTAGTTCATAAATGGGGCAGGCTCAAAAGATTGGTGGTTTTACGGTTATGTTACTCCTGTAAATTGTTAATAATAGGGGCATGGTACAAGTCATTTGGTAATTTGATTTGTATCTCCTGTGGTTTAAACCGTCCGACGTTTTCGTTGGGGCGGTTTTATTATTGCAGAAATTCTCGGGAAATTGCTAAAGTATTAATCGATACTTCTAAGAAGAGATGGCGTGATCGCCTACGCCAAGGGCTAATCGAAAGCATCAACCATCTGCTCAAAACATCCGCAAGTTGGTTACTATAACCAAAATCGGTGCTATTGACTTCGCTAGTTCCGCTTACTCAGTCGCTGTTTTATTGAGCTTAATACTGCAATGAATAACTTTATTTTGGATGAGTATACCTCGGTTAATAAATTTAAGGAGTGTGCTGATTGTCTAAACAACTACAAAGACAAAATTATTAAAAATTATGTTGAACAAATCTTTCCCTGTTCCCAATTGGAAAGTTCTGGAGGAATCCGCAAGCTAAATGGCAGCCTCGCTGGAAAATCCTGGCTAGAAGTTGCGAAACTCTACTGGGATAAAAAGCGTGTTGCAGAACATCGCGAAGACGAAGGGAATAAGTTTTGGCTAGTTCTGCCTTCAGGCAATCTACAGCAAATTAGTCAGATCATTTTAGAGTGTGATGAAGATTGTTTGCAATTGATAGTCGATAGACCAAACGGATCTCAACTTTATCTAGCTGTGAATTTTGTTAGCTAGACACGCGAGAAACCCCGCGCTATAAATTCAACGTACCTTAATTTGTTTCCCTACTTACCAACCCTGTGTAACATCAAACGCCAACACTTCTTCAACCGTCAGCATTGCGTCAACTTGCGATCGCAGCTTAGCCCGACGCCCAGCAACCAATGCTGTTTGTGTTCTCAAATAGTTTGATTTTTGCAGAATCCTTTGCGCCAAAGCTTGAGTCGCGGCTAGGACTTGTTCTGGGGTAGTGGCACCCGTTGCAGCGATCGCTTCTACCTTTAGATATGGAGCTTGGTCGATATCGTTGCTTGCCACCAGTGCTTTAGCTTCCTTCTCCTTCTCATCCCAGGAGGTAGCTTCCGCATAGGAATATCCGCTAATTAAAGCGTCTTGTCTTCGTGCGGTTTCGTCGATAATTTGTTGATAAATTATCGCTTTGGCTGCCTCTAGAGTTGGGGGTTCTGGTTCCGCGTCGCTTAGATCAAGTTTGCCGTGAATCGCTTCCCAAGCTCTCAATTCTTGGGTTAGTGGATGGGATTCGTCGAAGGTTTGAGTTTCTGTATTGAAGGGTAGTAGCACCCCATCAATTCGATGGACTAAAGCTACTCTGCCTGAATTGTCCCGATTAATTCTGTAATTACCTTGCATAGCGATAAATTAATCCACCGAAAATTTCAATATTGCCAGGAGAACCTGTTTTAGTTACTTGGGCTTGCATCCGCCTATGACTGCTATTAGTCAAGGTTGATAGCGGGATAAACAAATTAAATGGAATCGAGAAATTAAGGAATGCTCCCAATGTAGAGTAGGGTCGAGAGTCAAATAACAGAGGATCGGAAACGGGAGGCGAAAATAAGTTGAAAGTCCAGTAGTTTGATGAGTCGTTCAAGGTACTAAGAAGAAAAGTACCAAAACTTCTGACAAACCATAGGCTGTAAGCAGTGTCTATTTTATTGCGATTGACTGTCGCTGCTGAGGCAGAGAAAGAGGTATTAACAAATTGATATTCAAAAGTTTGCGTACTAAGCCAATAATTACCATTCCAGAACCACTCCTGTACTAGATCGCTATTGCCATCAATTTCAGTCCAAAAATAGCCCCGAATCGGATTTAAGGGCGGAGTACTAGAAGCGGGATATCTTCTATTTACAATAACCGGATCAATAGTTCTTAGCGGCATACTAACTCCAACTCTCGATTCTTACGACAGCACCCGTAAAGGTCAAGCTCACGGTAGCTGATGCAGTGGCATTCTGCGAGAGCGTAATCGAACTCCCCGCTGCATTGCGAGCCACAACAATCGTATTTGCTGCAATTCCCGTTCCCGTCACAGCTTGCCCAAGTGTGATGCCACTAAAAGCGCCTGCCCCTGCCGTGACTGTAGGAGAACCGCTGGTAGTTGTACAGGAAGCAACGCTAGTAGAGGGGATTGTTTCTGCTGAAAAGTAGAGAGTGCCACTGAAATTTAGTTCTGTTTCGGAATACTCTTGTCCTGCCCGAATTGTGGTGAAATTAGGGGTGTTTATCGTGTTTCCGAGTGTAGTATCAAAGCGAATATCTACATTATTCCGGGCGTGAATTGAAAGCTTTTTGGCATTAGTGAGAGGCACACTTGCTTCTTGAAGTGCTGTGGTGAGTGCAGTAGTGGTTGTTGTACGGGTGGTTGCAGGTTGGATGATAGGGCGATCGCGGACTTGTACCAAAGTCGTTTCACTGGCTGTCCCAGCACTGGGGAGGCGATCGCGGATTGCCTGCGCCATCGCATCAGTAGCAGCATTTGTCGGCAAGGGTAAGGCTGTGGCGCTGATCGGTTGCGTTGCTGGTAGGTTGGAGACTGCAACAGAACCTGAAATCGATTGAGTAGCGGGAAAGTTACCAACACTAACAGAACCTGAGATCGGTTGAGTTACTGCGCTACCGTCAACTTTCAGCCGATCGCTCACCAAAGCAGAAGGAAGGCGATCGCGGATTGCTGTTTCTAGCACTACCAAAGCATCCTGCTTCGCCTCTGTGGCAGGAGCTGCTATTAGTTTGGCAAGAATTGCCGCTAGGGTAGTCTGGGTTGCAAAGTCGGTAGAAGCAAGGCGATCGCGGATTGCCTCTAGCCTGGCAATCTCGGTTAGTTGGTTGGCAGCAGTAGCGTCGCCTCCACTGCCGCCTGTAGTTGGCATAGTGCCATCATTGTTAAGGCGGAGGGTAACAATCTTCCCAGTAGGAGTAATGCCACGAATAATAGAACCAGGCATAGCTAAATCACTGCTCTAGTTTTGATAGTGGTGGAAGGAAAAGGAATAAGCGATCGCCCGGACGCGATCGCTTCTAGTCCAGCTGGTATCTTTAGCTCTTGCGCTGAGTCATAGCCCAGTTGCAATGCCCGCAAGGAGGCGATCGCCTCCTTCATTTGAGTAAACACAACCCCATCCGCCTCAGATAATTGTTGGAATTGAGGTGACTGCTCTAACCACACCGCAGCAGCAAGGAATGGGCGGTAATGAGTTGTCCCTGCTGCATCCTTAGCTGCTGATAAATCCAAGAATTCATTCAGGAAGGCATCGGCTTCAGTACCAGCATTCGCTGCTCGTTCTTTGGCGCGAACCAATGCGGCAGCTTTTTCGGTGTAATGCATGGCTATTTAGATTTGGGCTTTGAGGACGGAGGAGGCTTGTCTTCTGTTGGTGGTGGATCTGCCGCGTCCTCCGGTGTCGCATCTTTTCCAGCAGGATCGGATATCAAAGGAGGTTCTTCTTGAGGAGGTTGCGTCTTTTCAGTCAATCCCAGCGCCGCTGCTAATTCGTCGGGAATTTCAATCTCCTCTCCAGGGAGATAAGTTTTATTGGCCCAGAAATAAGCCTTATCAAGCACAGTTTTCATGGTTTTTATTTAGGGGGTTGAAACCGTAAATTACGAATTACGAATTACGAATTACGAATTATTGGGTCGGTTTCGGAACAGTAATCGTAGCCACAGCCTCTACCTCTGTGGGGACTGGAAACGATGTGGCAAATCCCTGCGAGTACAAGCCAATCGGCTTTAAGTTGCGGCTCTCGGCTCGGATCACCCGACCTGGCAAGTCTTCGCCGACAGCGATACCAATCGCGTAGTAACCTAAAGTATCTTCAATGACTTGCAAGCCAGCATCCCCCAAATCAATCGTCTCGCTGCGTCCAGTCGTCGCGATAAACACCAGAGATCCGCGAGGTTTGAAGAATCCAGTGCTGGTCTGGGTGCGATAAGTTAGGTTGTATTCTTCAATCGGTGGCAGACCGAAGTTGTTGATTAAATAATTATCAAGTGCTTGTTTATCAACCAGCCCCACGCGGCTCGTAAAACCAGCACCATTAACAGTCAATGACCCTAGGCGTTGTTGCATGACTTGGTTAGTTGCTATGGCTGAAGTAATATCAGTGTCGCCAATAATCCGCGCCACCTCATACCCTTTAGAAGCCAGCAGCACCTTCATGGCGAAGATCGCCTCCATCGGATCTTCCGTGCCATACCATCCAGTCGGAGCAGCCACAGTCCCGCTTGGCACTGTAATCCGGTGCCCAGGGGGATCGCGAAACGCTACAGTACTACTCTTACCATCAGTACCCTGAATCGTGACAGCACCATTAACTAATGCTTGCCATCTTTGAATCTCGTGCTTTTCTACTAAAGCTAGATTGACCGCAGTATTGAGCCATGCGATCAGTTGCGCTTTCGCTTGGTCTGGATTATTTTTGGCAATCTTGCGAATGTTGTCGAAATCCTTTCCAGTTAGCTGTCGAGCAATGTCAATCTCACCCAGTTTCACGTCAAACGAGCCAACGAGCTGACCTTCTTTGAGTTGTGGCTCAGAATAGCGAGTTGCATCATTCGCTGGAATTGAGAAGTAAACAATTTTGTCTTCTGTAAACTGGTTTTCAGTAACTGGTCGCTCTGGTAGGAACTCTGCGCCTAGGTAACGGCGGTTGCCCGTACCAAATTGGATCATGGGGTTGCGCGCCAGCACTATTGGTTGGTCATCGCGCAGAACTTCGTCGATTACGGTAAAAATATCAGCCACTTAAGCTACCCCCGTCTCGCAAACATAGTTTTGTCTGATAAAGGTTTTGACTGCAGTAGGCAGGGCAGCCCATCCAGGTAGCAAGTTTTCGTACACTACGTTTCCGGCTCTCGGCATATACAGCTCAGCTTCGTTGTCGGTCAAGCAATCAACCACATCGAAATAGAGCAAGTAAATTTGGTCGTCCGGGGTCGTCACATCAGCCGGTCCATATCCAATTCCCGCATCCCGCTCTGCATAGGTGCGACCTACCAAGGTGCCAGACTGGACAAATCTACGCGTTAAAGGCGAATAATAAGCTATATCTCCAGCAGTCAGCGCTTGGGGCAATGCTTCTACTGTAAGTGAGGTAGCTCCAGCAGCAGCGGCGGCGGTAAGTTTAGCAAAGCTACCAGGAGCAGTGAAATCTAGAATGGTACCGTTAGGAATTGGTTTGGCTAGAGCAGCAACTGGTACAGTCGTTGCCCCAGCTGTGGCTCCACCCGTACCAACAGTCACCATCACGGCATCGCTACTGGCAACAAATTCTGCTGCATTGAGGTGTCCGCCACCAGGCAGCAGCACCTTAGGTTGATGTTGGGGCGTCCCTGCCCAAATCGGGGAGGTGCGCTGGAAATCTGAAAAATTGATACTTGGCTTAGTGTAATAAGGATTTGGCATGAACAAAAGTCCAAGGAACGGTTATTCTCAACCTCTGTCCCCAGGACTCTGGCTTGCTCTCCAAGAGCGGATTGTTAAGCGATGGTCGCTTCTCTTCGAGACGCTACGCGAACGCGAACCGCCGAAGGCATCGCTCTCCCTGAAAGCTACGCCGATTTCTTTGGTCCGGTGAACCCAGCTTGAGCAACGTAATTTTTCACTGGGTCCTTCTGGTCTGGCTTGCTATTGGGACTGCCACCCGGTAGCTTTGATTCAGGTTTTGTGGGCGGTGGTGCTGACAAAAACAGCGAAGGTAAAAAATCTGACCAATTCGCTTGAGCAAACTCCTGAATCGGTTTCTTCTCCTCGCCTTTTACCACCAAAACCTGCTTGCCGTCGTCACTTGATGTTATCTCAAAGCTTACGTCAGTGTCACCTACTAAATAGCGCAGGACGGTAGGGTTGGCACCGCTAGCGATCGCTGCATCTGTCACCTGCATCAATCGTTCTTGTCGAGTCAATTTTTGTTCAAGTTCTATTTTGGCACTTTCAGCTGTAGTCTTGGCAGTCTCAGTATCAGCTAGTGTCTTCTTCGTGTTTTCTAGCTGGGCTGATAAGGCAACTATTTTATCAGTTGCAGACTTGATTCTAGTTTCAGGATTATCCCCTTCGGCACCGGCTAGTTTGGTCAGGTGTTCCACCAGCGATTCGAGCGAGGTGATGCGATCGCTTGCTGTGTCACGCTCCTTGCTAGCACGGCGTTTCTCGTCTAAGATGCCGTCAACGCGAGACTTGATGGCTTTGAGTGCATCGCTGCCACCTTCTTGTTTTTCAATCCAACTTAAAGCCTCAGCGTAATCCATAATTGAGTGCGATCGCTACTTAACAATAAAAATATTAACCCAAAAAACTTTGTGGGAAAGCCTCAATAACCATAATCCGCTCAATCGGAATATCTTTAGTAAAAAGAGTCAGCCTCTCATTAAGAACTTTGTATTTCATTTCAAGAGCAGTTTTTTCACTCGCGATCGCGTCAAGCTCTGATTGGAGTTTTTCGACTTTTTCTTTGAATTTGGAGGAGTGCGATCGCAGTTCTCCTACCAGCTCGAAGTTGGCATTGGTGAGGCGGTTAACTTCGCCTTCTAGAATACCCAATGCTTCTGATGTGCCTTCAATTGATTTGAGATGAGCGATCGCTTCTTTCCAGTCCATTTCCAGAATTAATACAAAATCACTTCAATATTAATCCCAATTCCTTGAAATCGCTGCTTCTAAAGCTTTGTATTTATCCTCTACATTCTTAGCTGTCCTAATCCACTTGAGAAAAGCTTGAATTGCACGTTCAGCGCGGTGGCGCGGAATATGAGTCAAAGCCAATAATGTTGGCTTGAGCTTTGGATTACTTATCAGTTCATCATTTTGCCAAGTGTGTCTATATATGCCATACAGTTTCAGCTGCTGTTCGTAGTTGCCTAAAATTTCTTCTTCACCGAAAATAGAACGGGAGTGCGGATGCCCTGTACCTTCAGGTCAGGGAGGAAGCACGACGCGGTGGTTTTAACCACCGTCATGATATAATTTATACATACCGAAATGCTGCAAAGGCACTGTCTGATCTCGCAGGAACCGCTTCGCCAGTAGGTAAGTGTTGGTGCATAACACGCAAATCGAGATTTATTGGGGTCGTCCGATGATCGAATCGGTGTATAAACAATACTCCAGCAGGGGGACACAGGCTCTCGTACCGCTTGTGGGGAAGCGTTGGAGATGTAAGCCGACCTGGAGGTTCCTGAACTAATATGCTTGCAGGTGTCCATCTGTAACATCGTTAGGGAAGAGGGCTACTGAAACATTCCATCTGGAGGACTAAGGCGAATGCCCCGTCTCTTCAGAGCGGGGTGAGCTTACTGGCTAACTGCACTTTGTAGCGCAAGCCGTGTGGGATACGCTCAAAGATTTCTGCGTCTACTAACAGTGGATGGCGATCGCATTTAGAAGTTGTTGTTGCGATCGCTCTTTCAGAATTGGTAATATACAACATAGATAGAAACATCCTTTTCAGTAATGGAAAGGTAAGAGCAGTTAGCTGAAGTTTCCTAGGCTTGGGGCTAACTGTTCTAAATCAATTAACTTCTTTCAGTATACACAACATATACTGAAAGAACAAGTCATAATATATTAAGAAGCTATGAGTAGAGGTCAACACCAAAATAGTCTGGCTAACCTTCAGCCAAGACCTAAAATTTACGACGAAGAGAAAAAACGTCGCACCTTGACGGTTACGGAGTCAGGATGGGAAGGTTCTATAGAAGTGATTGAAGCTTTGGGCTGTAGTAGCGTATCAGAGTTTTTGGAGCGCTTAGGCAGAGGCGAAGTCAAAGTTTCTGCTTAAGTGATGTAGCTTGGTCAAACTCGTCTCCTGAAAAAAACGGCGCACCGACATCTAAACATGCACTGACAGTTGATTGTAGGCATTGTCACCTGCTCCACAGGTAGCCACTGCCCCTGGGTGTCATATAGAAGGCAGCTCGCACAATGGATAGCACCCGGGTCCAGTGACCTCTTAGCCTCTACAAACCCCTCTCGCTTCCTAGTTACCTTCTGGGCCTGATGAAACGCAACCCTTGCGCTACCGCCATACATCCCAGCCCTAGCGATCGCCTGCTGCTTACTCAGTTTCCCTGCTGCTAAATCCTGTGCGAAATTAGCTAAGTATTTATACTGCTCGCGTAACTCCCTACCCACAGTACCATAGACAGCGCTTGATGTCTGCGATCGCCCGCCGGATGCAAATACACCCATTCTGATTCCCGAGAGCTTAATATCCTCTGCCATCCGTTGCTGCCACTCTGGTAAGTCGATGGAATTGGAGGTGAGAAGGCGAGTATGGGCTTTGAGGCGGGTGGAGAGGCGATCGCTCTCCTCATCTACAAGACGAAGGATGGTGGCGCGACCAATGAATTTGCCGTTTGAGGCGCGGTAACTACCAGTGCGCCTGTCATAGGTTGGGAGCTGCGATCGCTGTCCTACAAGAAAGGCTGTCACTTCTCTAATCTTGGCTCATAATCCTTACAACCTTCACACGGCCCTGAGGGATTAACTGCACAGCGGATCTTGCTGCTTTGGGCATTAAATAGGCATGTGGGATCGCTCTTAAGAAAGTGGTTTCCTGAGGTTCTTGAAAAAGCTCTAGCAATTGCGATCGCTGCCTGTTCAGCTTCTTCAAACGACAAAAACCCTTGATTCAAGGTAATCTGCACCTGCTGAAGCTCTTCTTCTGTGCAACCGTAGAGACGTGTAAGTGCATCTACAAATTCAGCTTTGGACTGACCTAATTTTTGTTGACGCCTCCAGCTTACAATTTCTGTCCAGAAAAAAGCCCCAATCAAGAAAGTCCCAATTTCAAACCAAGGATGTCCTAAGCTAAGCAAGATAAGCAAACTTAGGCTCATAGATATATAGCGAAAAATAAGAGCTATTTTCATAAGTTCACCTTTCTAGGGTTGGAGAGCGATCGCTCTCCAACTGCTCTACTGTGATAAATTGTCTCCCACTCAGCAAGTGAAACAAATGCGGCATCATTCGCCCCTTCTTGCCAGTAGTACCAACCGCCACAAACTTGAGATAATTCTTTTAGGGTAGTAACATCGCGTTCTGCAATTTCCTCCATTCCATAATTTCTAGAACCTCCTAGTAGTAATTCCCACAGAGCAAACTCCAGCCCGTCCATCCATCCAGCATGCCAGCAATTTTCGGAAATACGGCTCATTTCTGAGTAGAGCAAATGTTTAGCCCTTCGGGGTTCGGCGAGCTCACCCGAGCCGCTTCGCTCAGGGCTAACACTTCGGCACGGCTCAGTGGCCACGGTGAGCGGAGTCGAACCGTTAGCTGTTTCTTGGTTAATCACTTTTTTTGTTTGCATTATTTTCGGTGAGGACTGTAAGTGCCAGGGTTGATTTTGAATTTGGCAATTCTGCCTGTTACTTTGCTCACGATTACTTCTTAACTAAGGAAACATTTGCGAAACTAACATTGACTGTGCCTCGAAGTGCATCATCTTGTTCTACCGCTTCACGTAAAAGTTTGTTCTTGAGTTTAACAATTAGCATTTTCTGACTATAAGAACCTCCACAAACCACAGCTAATTCTCCATGCAACCATCCACCAATAGGAAAATCACTGGTACATTGAATTTGAACCACATCTCCTATTTGAAATTCTGGTTCAGCCATAGGGCGATCGCTCTCCTATGATTTGGGCTGTCATCTTAAGGGCGACCGCAATATCAAAGCAGGGATATTGGCTATCTTGGCTAATTCCTTATTATTTAGACATACTGTAGCTTCCTTGCTAGGCGTGGTAGGGCAAGCCACGCCAAAACTTTGCTCAACACAAGTAGAACTAAACATAGAGTTAAACCACGTGCAATCATCTATTGCTTTATTGAGACAGTCGTAATCGGTAGGCATTCTTATTATCGAAACGGGAACATCCCCACAAATGATGTTCGACCAAATCTGAAAAATCATCTCAAAATACTCCATTGGTTGCTGCGACACTAAGGGCGACCGGCGAATGCTCATTGCTTAGGTTTATATTGGGTAGCTTCCAAATAAAGTTTTAACTCCTCATCAGCAGTTGCGATCGCTCTCCTACTAGCTGAGCTGTCATTGATTGAAGAACTCATCCTGAGAAACTAAGGTTATACTGCGTCCCCAAATCGCAGTATGAAACTGACACTCCCGCAAGTCCAGTGACAGCAAACCTGCTCTAACATCCTCGTATCTCCCTTGACACTGTGCCATTTGTTCGCCACTGGCATCAAAAGCCATTACCATCCCATTTTGGAATCGAATCAGCTTCATAGGGGGTTGTTGTAGATCCTTCATGCCTTGGAATTGTATTGCGTCGCTTTCAAATGGCAGTCGTTAATTACTCCCACTAAAATCTCTTCTGTTGCACCCCCGCCACGCTCTTCAATAAATTCCATCGCTTTTCTGTATTTCTGTTCATCTCGCAACTCCTTAAGTAATACGATACCGCGCTGATTTAACTGATAATTATTAATAGAGTTGCCTTCAACACCTCGACTACGATCGGTGTTGACCCTGAGCGAAGTCGAAGGGTCAACAAATCCACCATTGCAGAGTAGATAAAGGTGATATTCTATCTGCTCCTGGCTATACCCTTGGATCTGGTCAACAGAATGATTCTCAATGCCTAACAACAGCAGTCGAATCAAATCCCAATCACGTTTCATGTTTTTGGCTTGTATTGTGTCGCTTCTAAGTATGGCTTAAGTTCCTTGTCACTAGTAGCGATCGCTCTCCAATCAGTTGCGCTGTCATTGAGATTTAGGCAAACAAGCAGGTTCGCCATCCTCGTCATCGTCATCATCATTGCTGGAATCATTCTCTGTTTCACTTATACATCCTGGCGTATCATCACACCAAGTTATTTCAGTTTCATTTGATTGAAACATCGCCATTGCCTCATGCAGTAGACCCATCGCATAAAAGCGCCTACAAGGACGACTCATCCAAATTTTTGTTCTATACTCATTTTCACTTTCTCGAATGCGGCTATTTACAATATGCAGGTCACTGACTGGTAAACCAGGTTCAATATCAGCAGCAGTTGTCCCTACATCAAAATCATGGTTAACGTCCTCAAATTCAGTCATTTTTTGGTTTATATTGTGCTGCCTTTAAGTATGGCTGAAGACTTTCATCGGCAGTAGCGATCGCTCTCTCCACATCCCCCCTACGAATCAGTACCTCTTCCCCGTCCTCGGTATACTCTGCCAACTCCTCAGCAGATAGAGGTTGATTTTGGGGAGTAAATTTATCCTGCTGCTGTGTCATCAGTTTCTGCCGCTCGAATCAGATCCTCATAGATGAATTGATTAGCGTGCTTCTGCAACTCCAGTTCCGAGCCGTAGTGGATCGCACTTGATAGGGCATGGAGTGTAGCAGCGATCGCTTTACGAGAATATCGTTCCTCCTTTGTAACGCACGGCTCGCTTTCTACTTGCTGCCGTAGTCGAACAACTTGCCTGAAAATTTTATCTCTGTCCATTCAGTACTTCCTGGGTGCGATCGCTACTTCCATTACCATCAGTAGGCAACACCCGACGAGAGCGCAGCAACTGTTCAGCTGTTGGTTGGTCGATTGTGCCACTTGTAATTAAAGTAGCAGCATCCTCAACTACATTCCGCGATCGCTCTTCATCCTCAATCAGGGCGACTTCAGCATCCGAATCTTCCACGTGTCTAGATAACGACATTGCTGTCGCACGAGACAACAGTTTAGCTTGCTGATATTTCAGAATCTGCTCAAGCTCTTGGGGCGTGGGTTTACTTGCACTCAACCGCAACTGCACCATCACATCTAAATCTTGATACTTTTCTGCTTCTGCCTGCAACATCATCATTAAGGCGCTAGCGTAGATGCCAGCGATTCCTGCTGCTACAATATCTGCATGGTTCGCCAAGCTAGTCTCGAAATCTTGTCGCGCCTGCTCCCTGCTTACACCACTTAGTTGCAGGTCACTGCCCAGTAAATGAGCTTGCTTCATCTCATGGTAAATAACCGCTACAAAAGCTTGGGCAGTGTCGATAAAAGTTTGTACGGGAACTGGCTCCGAGTTGAAAACACTAGGGTTGGTATAGCCGCGCAGACTACCCATCTCATCAAGTAGGGGTACACCTTGAATAAAGCTTGTCTGCCCTGGTCCAACCCGAAATTCGGTATCTGGGATAAATTTATCGCCTTCCCAACGCCCCGGTGGTTGTGCGCCCAGAATCAGGCGCTCGCGGAAGCCTCCTACTTCCGTGTTGCGCGGCATCATAGTCAGGGCAAAATTTATCGCATCCTGTGCGCGTTTTACTGAATCAGTGATTAGAGAATGCGATCGCAGTTCATAAATCGAATAACGTCCACCTAAATTCAGTGCAAAGGTAGACTCGGGAACCACCTCCTCCAACTCATTGCGGGTGGCAAAGATTGTTTGGTTAGTGTCTGGGTCGATAAACTGAACTTCTTTGCGTTGCTTATCGTCTTCAGTGTAAGTGTATTCAATGGAAGTTGTGAAACCATCCGAATCTCGCTTGATAACTACACTGCTCGGGTGCGGCGAGTGCAGACATACTTGCACGATTGAATCAGGAGCATTGCGAAATCGCTTCGGCGACCACAGGCGTAGATAACCACGACCTGCAACTAGCATATTTTTAACTGCTTCGGCTACAGCATCTTGCAGCTGATTTTCTTGAGAAATGGCTAAACGATACTGTCTGTTAAGCCATCTCTGCAATAGCTTTTCAGCAGCACTGGCAGAGTTGTCCCCTAAGCGATCGCCTACCGCATCCACGAAATACCAGTGCGGTTTTTTTCCCACGAGGGCAGTGCGATGTCTATCTATGCACTCAGCGATGCGATTGCTCGATTGGAAGACCTTTTTGATCTGCTCCATTACCTCTTGATGCTTTGGATCGTCCTTGGGCATGATCGGGCCGATCCAGTAATCAAAGGCATTGTCACCAGAGTAGTAATTTAGATTCTCTTGGATGATGTCGAAATTCGAGGTCTTTACCATGTCGTGTAACTTGCAGCCGGAGGAGCTGGCGTTTTCTGCACTTTCGCTAACTCATTGTAGGCTCCTGAACTACTGTCAGCTATATCATTCACAAATGGCTTTTTAGTCCCATCGAAGGAATGCAGAGCAGAAAGATAGCGGTCGTTCCAGTCGGCTCGCAGCAACTTGATGTTGCCTTGATATGCTTCGGAAGCAAACGGCTTAAATCGCATCACCTTGTCACCCAATGGTTTAACTCCAGCAGCATCAAAGCCCTGAAGCAGCGATCGCAAGTGATATTCGTCTCGTTTGCCAGCACTGCCGCCCTCTAATTCCCACCGTACAGGAACGCTATCACCATCTTGCCCCGCAGTAGACTTAATTAAACCATCAGCCTCACCTGGCGACAACTGATCTACCACTAAATCCAGGACATAGTATGTACTGCCTACTCGCTTCATCTTTACGCCAGCAGTATAGAAAGCTCCGCTGCTAACGTCAGCTGCTGTAGCAGCAAGGTCATAAAAGCGAACAATCCGCCCACCTTGAGGCACTCGGTCAACTATTTCTACCCAAGTACGGTTAAATAGCTTGCCTGCCTCTTCTCGCACTTTCCAGTTCCCTTTAAGCAAGCGCTCCTGGTCTACAGGATGCAGTGCCAATAAGTTAGCAAGATAGCCTGGGTCAGCCTCCATCAATGTTGAGTTGTCGTAGACGCTAGCTGGAATGAAGGTAAATGATTTGGGGATTAGGTTGGGGTAGCGATCGCTTAAAGTTTCAGGTGCATCTGCCCAGATAATATTGTCTCGGTCATTGACAAAATATCGTATTTGTCCGCCGCGCTCTGCAATCGGATAGCCGCGATCGTCAATCCACCAATCTATTAACTGAGCTAAAAAACTATCTGGGTCGGGGTTGGCTGTAGCTCGGATGTACGGCTTAATCCCACAAGTTGAACGATTGCGAGAAAGCATATAAAAGAACTGCCGCCGCGAGAAGTCTTCCAGTTGGTCAAATCCCATTAAGGCAATTTGCGATCCCTTGTAGTTTTGCAGATCGTTGTCATGCCCCAAGTAGCCAAAACTAATGGAGGCTCCGCTAGGAAATTGCCACTCCAGTGTTGAGTATTTAGGGATGCCGCCAGCATAAGGATAAATCTTTAACGACTCGTCCCACAAACCACCCTCATTCGTGATTTCTGGGTAGCTGCGACGAAAAATAACTGCGCCGTAGTCAGCGTTGTTAATGTGCCGCAGACATTCTAAAAGTAAAGCAAAAGTTTTGCCACCTCCAGCAGCCCTCAAGCTCCGCCATACAAGCAGATGTCACACGAGCTAGAGAGAAATAATGTTTGAACGCCTGGCTGAGGTCTAATATCTGTTATGGCGGATATAAAGCATCACCTCCCTTTTAGTGGTTTAGAATTACGCCCATTATCAGGCAAAAAGATCCGAACAGGTGATTCAGCGTCACCTGTATGTTTAACTTCGGCGCGATCGCTGCGACCACAGCGAGTTTTCTCATACCAAACAATCGAAGGTAGGTCGCCCCCTTTGGCTTTTTCAAAAAGGCTTTGGCTAATTGTAGCTTCTGCTTTGGCTTTTCCCTTTTTATACAGCGCATTAACTGCGGGATCGGCTACCCATTTATCCAGGGTTCTCGGCGAAATATCCAAAATAAGCGCAATCTTGTCGAGCGTCATTCCCAGTCCTGCCATGATTTCAATCTGCTGCTTATCGCGCTCAGTTATTTCAATCTTGGGTCGTCCGCCTTTGTTGTTCGACATTCCTAGTTAGGCGCTTGTTCGCTTGCTTGTGCCTCCAACTGGTCTAGCCGCTCTATTGCCAGACTTGCCATCATACTAAAAGCCAGCGCCGTGTTGTAAATATTTAATTTTTCCTTGACTCGAACGATCGCATCAAAAATTCGGTCAAATTCGCCATAGACAGCTGTGAGAGTATATGGCTTCTTAGACCGCTTCTCAATTCGTTGCACCAATTGCTTAAAAGCCTCTGCTTCGGCAGGCAAAAACATTAAGGAGATTTCTTCATAACTAGGATTCCCGATAGAAAGCCCAGTAACATCGAGTTCCTCAATTTTAAACTGGTCGTCGGTCAGCCCAGAAAACAGCTTTTCGTCCAGCGATAAAGAATCGTACAACTCAAACAGGATGCTGGGGTCATCTTGCCCAGTGAGGGAATTATGCGAAAGCTGGAGGGCAACTCGGTGTTCTGGAGTAAGGTCAGATAAAACTTCCATTACCGTTACCTCTTGTAAACCAGCTGCGATCGCTGCTTCGACCCGATGATTGCCAGAAAGTACGACTAGGTGCTCTCCTTCACGGTGAACAAGGGGAACGCTGGTCAAAACTCCATCGCGCTTGATGTTCTCGGTCAAACGCTTCATCTGTTGCCCAGTCATGTAGCGAGCATTCTTCTTAAGGCGACTGAGTGATCGCGGGTCAATAGAGTAAGTTTTAGTTTCAAGTTGCATACTTCTTGAACCAGTCACGGTACAGTTGCTCAGGAGTGAGCGATCGCACTTCGCTTCCATACTGAATAATGTTGCCCTCGCTTGGATCGTCAGCAGGACGACGGCTCAATAGTTTATAAATGCCTCGATATTTCATTGAAACTGGTTTTTGGGTACGGGCAGTTGTAACAACAATGCGAATGCGCTGTACAAGTTTTTTCTCTACTAGTCTAATTAAGGTTTGACTCGTGGCAATCAAAGCAACGAGTTTAGACAGCTTCATCTCATTGGAAATCGTTACATCCGATAGCAGGTAGATGCATTCGCCTTGGTTGTATTGAGCAATACCATGCTTCTGGAGTGCATAAATAATGCCACCCACCAGCATTTTATCGATATAAACGAAAAAGCCCATCAGTCCGGATGTGTGGACGATGGACTTTGCCAAGTAAACATCTTTAATAAAGTTCAAGTGCCCCGTTTCGGCTGGAACTATTTGCACTTGACTCTTAAGTGTTAGCTTTGAAGCGTCGATCGGCTTGTATTTGAAGGGTACAGGCTTGTTGTATAGATGCCGCACTGTTGAACGCCTAGTAGCGGCATAGCAATAATGAGGTTTTTTTCGTCCTTGGATGTATTCAAGCATCGGTTTACGATGCTCCCACACCTGGTCGGATAGCAGGCAGTAAGGTACGCCCGAATTCTCAATCTTAGTCAAGATGTCATCGAGCATCTTGGGGTTGTAAATATCGTAACTGGGCGCTTGCCACTGCACCGACTGATCTAAGAACTTATACTGCTTCTCGTAGTCGCCACAGAAGAATGGCGGAAAAGCCGCGATCCCTGCCCCGCGAGCGATCGCTTCGTCAACATGTTTGCGCCAATCGCAGGCGTTATAGCCCTGGATGGTAACGCCTTCTAGCGTCTTGCTCAGTTTTTCTTTTGCTCGGTCGAGGAAGTGAGGGAAGTTGTCCACATAATAAGCAAAATGCTTCCTGGCATACTCGTTGTTGCGAATGTACCGGCTCATTTCGTGAGCCACAAGCACAGCAGCGGCACGGTCAAAAAATGGCTTTCCTTCCAGCAGATGCTCGACAAAATCTAAGCGTCCTTGAAAGGTCATCCCAAATGGCTCATTTGTTGCTAGTCGCCCAATGACTGTCGAGTAAAGACTGACATCGTTGGAGTAAATACCAATATCCGGATAGCGCGATCGCAGTGCTTGCTCAATCCGAAATGACCCACTGCAACAGACATAGACATCGTGCCATTCACCAAAATTAATTACTCGTAGTAATTGCTCGATGCACTTGGTCGGGACACTACCTATGAACATAGTTGGAGTAATTAGGAGCGACTAAGGCGTATCGAAAGCCTGAACGATAGGGGTACTATCGAACCTCTCCTGAGTCGTCGCATATCGCTAACTACTATAGCAAAAAAGATAACTGTTCCTGAGTATATCTGGGTTTTAGATAACTGATTATGTTAATTCAAATAAAGACATTTTGTAGACTACGATGTTAATATAAGTATATACAAACAGCATTCCTACTAGCCATGACCGCAGACATCACCGCACTCAAGCAAGCATTTCTCGACGCTGAACAAGAATATCAATTCGCTCTTGCCTCTGGCGATATGCCACGAGTCAAGCGATCGCTCACCAATTGGCGCAAAGCATTCGCAGCTTACGACAAAGTTAAACGGGCGCAATTTAAAAAGGCTTACCGCAAGTAAGTGAATCAAAAGGCAGCCAGCGGAAGCTTGGAACCCTGACGCTGACTGCCCACCTACAAAGAGGCTATTCACATCATGTCACAATTATTCTTCACCAAAGCAGCCGCGCTACGCATCCTACAAGCCCAAGGCATTGCAGCTAAACAAGTTGAGGCAATCCGAGTTTACAAAGGAGCTGTTCAAGTCACCTACCTAACCAAAAGCGGGCGCTGCTCCACATTCTTGAGCAAAACACTTTTCTACAGTGACTTTCTAGCCTTTAGACAAGAGGGAGCTAAGAGCGTCACAGTGCGTCGCTGGGGCGCAGGCAGCTACACCAATCACTACCAATGCTAG